TATTAAAATGCGATTACTAATCTTACTGTCTCTACCTGGCCAGCGGCCCTAGTGGTTGCTGTTCTATTCTCCACAAACATTACCTCACCTGAATGATGATTAATTAAAGGAGCTGTTACTGCTGTAATATCTTGTCCTGCAATTGATGTACCATCAGCACGAAGGAAATGAGTCGCAAGGAATGTACCATATCCTGTAGCCTCATTTTGATTATACCATACAATACCGTTTGTTGCATCATATTCTACAACCTGGCCTTTAGCACCAACTGTGCCTGATGTATGACCTTCAACTATTTGGTCTGGTGTGAATGTAACACCTGTAGCAACTACAAGTTTTTTACATACATTATATGTATTAGCACTTGCTACTGCATCATCACTTTCGCGTGTTGGGTCTTTAAGAAGAGCCAATTGTCTAAAGTCATTTGAATCAGGAATTGTAGCTGATTCATCACCTGTGAATGTAGTATTAATTGTTACATAGTGTGAACGTAAGTCATTATTTGGATTCTTACCAAATCCACCTGGAGGACCAATCACTGGTCTTACTGCACCATTTGAACCTGCACCACCTGTTACTGTAACAGTAGCGTGGGTATAACCCGTACCAACGTTAGTCATCGTAATACCTGTAATAGCTCCACCTGATACTGTAGCTGTAGCCGTAGCACTTGCGCCATCACCGACAATAGCCAATGTTGGAGCTGATGTATATCCAGTTCCTGCAGTAGTTATCTTCATATTATATATGGCTCCATCAACTGCATTACTTTGTACACTCCATTGATTAATCAATGCTGCATCAGAACCTCCAGCCGGAGCTGAGGCTATAACCCTACTTGGTATGAATGATGCTGTTAAAAATTTTGTCACATCAGATGTTGGGATTGTATACATGTATTTCCATATATAACCATCTGTTGCTGAGAAGTTAATAACTCCTGTTGTTTGAACACCACCTGGTGAAACGTCTGGGTTTGTTGTACTTGTTCCTGCTCCAGCTTTCAAACAAAGATAAACGTTATTATTATCTGAAATAACGTGATATACTTTGCCTTCTATGTTGGTGTCTTGGTCATCATATTCTATATATGTAGTACCAGAAACCCATAGGTTCCTTGGTGCACAATGAATAATATCTGTACTAGCAATTTTCTTCATGGCAAACATGTTTTCCCATAAAGTATTATTAGTATAATCATTTTCATATGGGGTTGTTGGAACTGTATCATCAGTCCACGCATTAGGCCGTCCCAAGGCCATATAGAATGTGTTTGATGCAAGACTAGCTAAGAATTTATCTGTTGTATCTAATCTAAATCTGCTAGTTATTATTGCTGCCATGTCTTTTCCTTTGTTATGTTATATTATAAATGGAGCTCAGCTCTTTGAGTTCCGAATTGTAAACCTATATTGTTATTTATACTATCTTGAACTGTGTATGAAGCAAAATTACTAATTGGACCTAAATATCTAAACTTCATGTTCTCCCAATGGTTCCACATACCTATTCTACCGCCACCTGAACCAATATTATAAGTTCCAGTTGTAGTATATGGAATATGTGTATAACTCTTTTCTAATATATGACTATTAAAACTTACTGGACCAACTTGGAATGCACCAATATTAATATTAATTTTACCTGCTGGTAGTAACCAACCATATTGTGCTGGTATACCTGAGGTTAATAATTTAACAAATATTGATATCTCACCAAAGAATTTAAATCCCGCTGGGTGAATCAATCTTGTAAATGCATTCTTCCAATCAGCTACGTTCTTACCAGTCCTAAGAACATATGAGAACTTTTGGTAATAGTAAGAGTCTTGTAAGTACTTCTTATCTGATAAAAAACCATCATTGGTTAAAAACAAACCTTTAGCATATGTCTTAACTACATCACCATTTGCTAATGCACTTGTGAATGTTAATTTATATTTTGTTGTAGTATCTGAATAGACTGACTCAACGTAATCTGTGGTTGGTGTCTTATATACATCATTAACAAATACCACATCATCATCAAATAATGCTGGATTACCATCATCATTATTTCCACTAACTACTGTTGGTGTTCCACTAATTGTGAAGGTATTTGATGGTGTATAATTACCTTGGGCTGCTATAATATCGGTTGTTTGGTCTGTCCAATCTCCATCTGATGGATTAAGTATATCTACAAATGGAAAATATGTTTCAACCTCATCATCATATATCACCCTAAAGAATGATGTGATTGATTCTGGTGTACCCCTACTTCTATAGAACTCAACAAGCCTTTTATAAAATTTCCTTGGGTCTGTAGCAAAGTCTCTTGGTACCGCAATACCAATCTCATTTTGTAGTTCTGTAAGGAGACTATCTTCTATAAAATCAATATCCCTTTGGATATCTAATGCGTTAAGATAAAATCCAGACTTATTTTCACGCTCTAAATAAAGAGCATATACCTTAAGAAATGAAACCAGGTCAGGATATAAAGACTGTATATGTTCAGGTATTAAGTCATCTATGTATGATGATATATTATATTTACCTAAAGTTGACATTAGTTACTCACTGTTGTATAGTCAATACCAGCAGTAGTACCACCAGTAGCCATAGTATCTATCTCTCCTGTTATCGTTGCGGTTGAGGTATTAATAGTTAATAGTTCATTCCTTGTAGGTTTAATGTCAGATGAAGCCGGCTTAACAGTCACGTCAATCGTAGTTAACCCTGTTGGTAATGCAGTTGGTGTAAAACTATTTAAAGTAATTGTTCCATTTTCTTCATTAACATCACCAAGGTTTGTACCATATATTACACCATCTGTTCCTACAATTTGAATAATTCTAGTAGCAGTTGAAGTATCATAGTAGTCTTTAAGTCTACATTGTGCACCACTATATGTAAATAGCGTTGAGGTCAAATAAGAACCAAGAGCTGCTGTAGTAGCATCTAAGTCAGTCAATGCTTGATTAAACTTAAGTTCGTATTTAGTAGCTGTATTAAGAATAGGTGTAATCTTTTTAATCATTTTAATACGGGTAATATTAGATAAGATAGCAATATTAGTATCATCAATCTTTTTAAGAACATTTGAGTCTCTATATACTCCACCAAAACTTCTAAGTGTGTCAGTATTATATGAGATAAGTGTGCTCCTTATATTAGTTGCAAGACCAGATGCTGTAACTGTAGCAAGGTTTGGATTATATTTAAAGTAAACTGCTAAATCTATATATGTATATTCTGGGTCAACCAGTACGGGTGTGATGGATACAACGTTTTTAGGTTTAAGAATACTTGTTATGATTGTTGTTTTTTGTGTGGCAGTAAGTACTTCAGCAGATAATGGTTTAATACTTATATAAACCTTACCATAGTCTGGTACATCATGGTCTTCTCCACCCCATACTTGGACAGCTTCAATGTCGGCAAATTCGTTTTTAATAATAGCTTTATAATCGTCAGGTGTAACAGCTCTGTTTTGAGATACATGGGCAAGAGGAGCATTAAATTTAATAGCTTCTTTAGTTTCTCTTGCTGCACCACCAGTAGCTTTAGTTACAAGTGTGATGGTCTCATCTGTATTACCAGCAATTGTATCAGTCAACGTAAATACAGTAGCGCCATTCACATTACTACCTGATGATATCTTAGAATATTCAATTGTAATAGTGCTTCCATTAAGTGGTCTTTTACCAATGATGTTATCACCAAACTTAATTTCATAATAACTATCTCTTCCTTCCTCTAAAAAGAATACTTCGGATGTACCATCTAAGTTTACTACATTGCTATTTAAAGAATAAACTTTAGATGCAGTAGATGAAGATGAATCTGCCACAGTGACTTTAATGGATTTTGTATTTACATTAATATCTGGAATTAAATATGTCTCAAAACTATTATTTTGGAATTGATATGTTATATTTTCTAATACTCCTTGCTCAATTTGGATATTAGAGAATAGCCAACCATTCGTTGCATCATAATTGATGGTAGTAGTAGTTGAATTAAACATTGGATATGTGACACCATCAATAACGGTTTGAAATGTAACGCCCCTATTTATAGTTAATGGTAATGGATTATTATCTGTATCATGGTTCCATAAAGGAGTAGCAGACCCAGTAGCCATTTTACAATTTATATAAGCAGTAGAAGGAGCAATAGACCTTGGTGTATATCCTAATAGTTTAGCATGAGATACCACAGAAGTTCGTAACTGAGCTGTGTCAAGGAACGTTTCATTAAGAGCAAAGTTTGCATTCATTGAATTTATATGTGTTACATAACTTAATACATCAATAATGGTTGCCATTGCTGAGCCTTCATAGTTATAATCATTGAAGGTCGTATCTGTGTCCTTCATATATGCAACTAAGTTTAATTTTAATTGGTCAAAATCTAATTCACTTGCTGAAATTCTGCGTTCTATTGCCATTATCGTAATCTCTCTATTGTGGTTGCTATATCTATTACTTCATTACTAGATAAAACTCTACCGGTTACTGTTATAAATACTTCGTTTTCATCGCCCTTAGCCTGAATGTTTGTATTTAATACTTCTATTCTTGGTTCCCAATTAGCTAAAGCAGTATTAATAGAAGTAGACATATTTGCTGCTGTTATATTTGACATATTCTCAAATAGATATGCTCTTAGGTTAGCACCAAAATTATAATTAAATGGTCTCTCTCCATGATTTGTTCTTAATATATTTAATACACTTTGACTTATTGAAGCATTATCCTTCTTTATTCCAACGTCATTGGTATTAGGATTTTGCTTAAAAGTAAAATCTAAATCTTTATACGTTGCTTGTCGTGCGATCTGTGCCATATATCTTATTTATACCTTTATTAGCTTAACGGACTAGTATTTCCTGCAGGGTCACCATGAGTATGGAAGTGTCCATCAATTAATTGTGACTCACTAGTCTTAGTTGTACCAGTCACAACAACATCTTTAGTTACTTTTAGATTACCTGTTATCTCAACATCATCAGTGTCTAATGTGATTTTCTTATTAGCATTATCCATAGTGACAATATTATTAATTGTCTCTAATATAATTTTATCATTTGCATTATCCATAGTGATACCAAGCTCTTTATCACCATCAGCGTCAACGCCAATTAATGATATATCACCAGTAACTTTAGCAGTAACATCACCTGCTACAGCAATATCTACATCACCACCTACAATAATTTTAACATTACCATATACTTCAAGCGTATCATGTCCTGCTACTAATTTATAATTATCCCTTACAATAGTTTCATTCTTTGTACCATTTGGGTCTATCTCATATCTTGTTCCACTTTTATGTCTTTCCGTTATACGTTCTACACCAGGAGTATCATCATATTCTTTAACGTGACCACTCTCTGTTTCGTATACATTATTATATGGATATACTGGAGCATATGTACTAGGAGGTTGATATAAACCAACAGGGTCTTCTGTATTTGGGTCTTCTCCAGCTCTTACTCTAATATTATTATCTTCTATAGGGTCTGTTGGTTTCCATGGTGTGCTATCAGTTTTTGTAGGAAGACTTCCCATTACCATAAATTCTTGCAATTTTGAATCTAAAAATATACCTACAACTAATGAACCAACTATTTTAACATCACCAGTTGCTGGAGTAGTATCGTCATCAACTTTTGTGAGAACTTGACCAGCTGCTGCAGTTATTGGTTCAGGAAGGAGCTCATCTTTTTTCCATAAAACTTCTTGTTGCAAATTTACAGAATGGCCATGACCACTTATAGCTGGTGTATTTCCAGGCATCATTACTTGAGACCAAGGTAAATCTATTGTATCAATTTCATCATGCATTCCAAAAACATTTACTTTAACTCTTCCAAGTTGTAATGGGTCTACATTATTTTTTACTATTCCAAAATGCATTATTCTCTTATTAATCCTATGTCTTGTAAATATTCAAATTTGCCATCATCCATTTTAAATTTATGATTAATGTTAGCAACAATATAATTAGTATCTGCTTTAGATTTAGAAATATTACTTCCACCTTGGTCAACACCAACACAAAAGCCAACACCTATATATGGTATAGCTACCACATTAGAAACACGAAGAGACTGATTAAATACTCTACTCTTTTGATTATAAGCTGCTATACTAGGTGCATCCGGTGCAGTACTAAATAATGATTTTACATTATCTTCATATAAATTTTCTGACAACTTAAATGCTGTTAATCCTAAATCAGTTAATTCTGTAGGTGGCGTTTTCGCAATATTAGTTTTATCTAACTCGATATGAGTAATCTTTTTTCCCCAATGTCCTGCTGCTAATTTTTCAATAAAATTCTTTTGATATTCCTCTAATATAAACTGTGAAGAAGTTCCAATAGTATCAATAGTAGAAAGACCATCATCATGTGGATTAGCACCTACAAGAGTATTCTTTATTATAAATTTTCTCTTAGGCGCACTATAAAAATAATTTTTAGACATAAAATCTAATGTACTTAATCTTGTTATTCCTTGATCGGCTACTCTTTGATATAAACAAAAACCAGAGTTCTCAGTATCATGAGCAGTATTTACTACATTTTTAATTGCTGCATGGGCTGTTATATTTGGAACAATATATTTACCTTTAGTATCTGATATTGAATCTACAGCTAAAATATGATTTTCACCACATGCCTCGAGAAATAATTTTGATATAATTCCACTACTTGTTCCTGAATAAACTTTATTAATTTTTCCTATCTTCATATTTGCTGTTGCATAAGCAATGAAATGCACAGTATATTGTTTACCTAATTTGCCTATAGTCATATTAGTAACACCATCTGCATAAACATTAATAGTATTAGTAACTTCAAGATATTTGGAAGTTATGGTTATAGGTACCATACTTTCATCAATAAAAGTATCATAAAAGTTTATATTATCTTGAACAATAATATTTCCTTTCACCATACCTTTAATAGTTTCAAAGATAGTAGTATGAAGAACCATACTACTTATGTCAAGACCATTTATATCAATAATTAAACTTTGTAATTTCATTATTAATTCATTATTTTAATAAATTCACGTGCAACACTTGATATATGTTCTGGTTTAATTACTTTTAAATTCCTATTTTGTTCAGTTACAGCAGACTCATAATCAATGTAAGTGAATGCACTTGTTCCAGCTAAACGTCTTGTCACCCATGCGCTAGTTGAATCATCAATGTGGTGGTGAGGTGCATATGCCTGTGATTTAATAAAGTTACATGTTACTGAGTCTGCAGAACTAACACCATTTATTGTTTCACCAGTTACAGCAAATGTATTTGTTAGTTTTTCTATAACAAGGTAACCCATATTAACGTGTATCTCTTTAAGAGTGCCAGTTGCATTTGATACAGAACCAGTAACAACCTCACCTAAAGTAAACTTATCATTGAGGTCATCATCAGTATCAGCCGCAAGGTATTGATATTTTTCTGTACAATATTCTACTAATTGAGAATACTTCATAGGCCAATCATCCCATATATTTTTTAAGTGCGTATTAAGTAATAAAAATGTCCAATGATATTCATCAGTATTATATAATCGTTGACTTAAATGGTCTGGCCTTTCACCATCAATAACTTCTACAGTCTGATAAAAACCAGCATTATTAATTAGAGCATTAGAAACCTTTGCTTTTGCTGTAAGATTTTTTAATTTATCTAAATTATTAGAACCATCTATATCTATTATCACATTTTGTATATTTTTAAAATACATATTAGTATCCTTTGTCTATGTCAGTTGAATATATTGGAATAATTTCTTTAAGTGTTATTCCTAATCCAACTTCAACTGGTGAATTATTTTGTTTAAAGAATGAAGAATTATTTGGATTATATGTAACATTAACTGATTCAATATAACATGGCGGCAATTGTATCATATCCTTTGCACCATGGAATGAAACAATAACATGGTCTGGAACTGTGATTAATACCGCAGTATTTCTTGTTGCGTGAGCAGCTTTTCTAAACATTCTAATAAGTCCAGCTGCTTGGTTTGATTCATTTTCTGAATCTGGTAATATAGTCCAAGTAAAGGTAAAGCTTCTTAATGCTGTTTGTTGATATCTTAAAAGTTCATTAGGATTAGCAACTTTACCAGTACTTCTTTGAAGTTCAGTTTGTAAAACAGTACCCACTCCATAACCAGCTAAAGTTGATATTAAACCAGCCTTTGGTACTTTCAACCAAGTTGCTAATACAGAACCACCTGTTAAAATTTCTGGGCTTGATAGTACAGTCCAATTCATTACATCTTTAAATCCACCATCATTATTAATTATGCTTTCAGCTATTCCTCCAATTCTTCTTGTATCTTCATTATAAACCATAGTATCATTTATTTGAATATCTGTTGGCATGTATAAAGCAACTGAACCTACATAATTTCTTTTTGCTACATTAACAAGGTCTTTAAAAAATCCACCAATCGTATCCATTACACTATCAACTGAATTAACATATTTCGTTGGCAGGTTATTGTACCACCTTTCACCACTATGCAATCCTGCTTCATGAGTAAGTTGACTATTCGTTTTCATATAACTTGGTGTATCACCACCAGCAGCGCCACCACCAGCACCGGCTGAAGTTGTGGTTTGTGAAAATTGTTTTACTGCAGCTGCTTTAGCTTCGTCCGGTCCTCTGGCTGCAGCAGTAGCAGAAGCTTTTTCATCTATCTTCATAAACTCAAATAACATAAATGGTTCTTGAGTATTAGCAGATATTCTATTCATACGTTGAATAGAATACTCACTTGATTCATGACTATTAAAATTTATATCATCCATAACAGTATCATTACCTACAGTTTCTGGATATTTCCAATGGTTTGCACCAAATCGCATTTCCCAGCCAACAGTATCTGTACTTATTCCTACTTTTTCTAGGTGGGCTAAATCATCTGGTGTGCTCATAATGGTTCCTTGGTTTGTATATTACTTATTTATACGTTTCTTTATAAATACTCATATGAAAAAGACATATTCTGGTACTTGGAGACCAAAACACCCTGAGAAATATAATGGTAATGTTGATATGATACATTATAGGTCCTTATGGGAAAGGAATGCATTTAGATATTTAGATAAAGCATCATGGGTTAGGTGGTGGCAGTCTGAAGAAACTGTTATACCTTATATATGTTCAACCGATAGGAAAGCTCATAGGTATTTTGTTGACCTTACTATTAAAACAAAGACAGGTAAAACCATTTTAGTTGAGATAAAACCAAGTGCTCAAACCGTACCTCCAAAAAGAAAAAAACTAAATGAAGCATTAACCTATATGAAGAATACATCTAAGTGGAAGTATGCTAAGAGGTATGCAGATGACAGAGGTTATGAGTTTCAAATATGGACTGAGAAAGAATTAGAAGCTA